AATGAGACGTACTTCAATCGCCCGCTCCCGTCGCCGCTACCTGTTGCTTGCCACCAGCCAGCGCCTGCAACTGTACCGGAGGCTGGGCCGCCTGCGGCATCTCGGCCATCTCCTTCTCGCGCTGCTTCACCTGTTCCTCGATGCGCTCCAACTCCTCATCGGTGTTGAAGTCCACGCCCGTCGTCTGCAACTGCAACAGGAACGTACGCCGCGCCGTGTCCTCAGAGACGAAGTTCTCGTCGATCGCGATCATCAGCGTGCTTGCAAGCGTCTGGAGCGTCGTCGCCACCTGCGAGGTATCAGCCGGGGACAGGTCCGGCATGGACACGTCGAACGCATCCCGCGCTGGGACGAACTCGCCGGACGGCTCGCCGCGATCGTTCAGCGTCTCCACCTCGGCCGGGAGCGTGCCGGAGAGGATGGCATAGTCAATCTGTGCCCGGAATACGTCAACGAGGATGTCTCGCCACTCTTCCTGTAGGCGTGAGAGACGCTTGCGGACCGGCTCGGCCATCGTGGTTCCGACGGCGCGATTGACGTCGCCGCCCTCGCTGTACCAGTGTTCGGGGATGCCACCAGCGCCGAGCGTGTGGTTACGCAGGAAGCGCATCCCCTCGGTGGCATCGTAGGTATTGAGTGAGGGCGTCAACGCCTCCCAGCGTTCCTGTGCGTTATGCGCGCGTACGCTGCCCGGCTTCGGCGGTGTTGCATTCTTGGGATCTCTGATCCACGCGGCCACCGCTGCCTCGTTCGCGCCTTCTAATGTCACATCCCAGACAAAGGCTTTCTGGAACAACCAGCGTTGTACTTCCGAGTTCGCCAGTTGATCGAGCATGTCGAAGAAGTCAGCGATCGGATACAGGATGCTGATGCCACGGCTGCCGAACGGGTTGTTGCGCTTCCAGAACAGGGCAGGGTTGGGCACGCTATCGAGTGGTTCGGTGTCGTCACGGGCATTGACCGCGGTATAGCGTTTGCCATCGCTGCCGTCGGAGCGCGCGACCATCTGCACATGCGTAATGTCGCGCCAGTTCTCATCGCTGGTGATGACGTGCTTGATCTGCTCGTTCTTGGCCGTCCCGATACGTAGGTGCCCGGTGACGGTATTCGGGAAGAGCGGTATCAGTAACTCGCCACAGGTCAGGTACGACTCAAACAGTTCGTTCATGGCCGAGCCGGCCCAGCGATTCTTCGGGTCGCTCCAGTGCGCCTCGATCACGTCCTTGACTGCATCGTTCTTGAAGGCGAACGCAATGCCCTCGCCCAGCACGAAGTCACCCAGCAGCGTGATGAAGCGATGCGCGACCGGGTTGCTGATAAACAGGTCTTTGGCAAGGTCGAGCATCTTCGAGTGCTGGTACTCGGGCAGGTTCTGCCCACGGCTGCCACCGAGCGTACGCCACATGTAATCGTCTGGATCAACGCCACCGACGCCCATACCGAAGGCTGACTCGGTGATGGCGGGCTTCATGTGCGGCGGAAGAATCAGTCCGCTACTCATCGCATACTCCTTGTCGGCGCGGCTTACTGCGACGGGTCATCGGTGGCCTCCTGCCGGAAGAAATCAATGCTCGGCTCAATGTTGGGCAGCATCATGGATTCGTGAACGTCAGGGAACGTCTCGCTTTCAAGCCTGATTGAGATTGCGCCTGTGCGTTCGTCTATCCAACAGCGAGTCACGCGCACATCCTCCGGGAGCGCATCGTCGGTAACGCGGAACGTATACGGAACCGTCCTTGTCAGCATGTACACGAAGGCCTCCGGGGCAACGAGCAAGACCTTCGCCTGTCGCGTTCGTGGCTCTGCAATCTTCACCGCATACTCCGTCTCACGAGCTCACGCCGGTCTGTCCGGTACGCCTGCATGACCAGCTTGTCGTCCGAGGATGCGCCGGCGGCTTCCGGCACGTCCAGTCCTTGCGCCAGATAGCGCAACGCATCGAGCCGATGGAACGTGTCCTTGTCTTTGATCTTCTCAGTCGGGTCGCCCATGTCATCGACGACGCGGCTATACGTGCCCATCTCGGACAGGACGCCCACACAGGTGTCGGCCACGTACAGGCGGCGTGTCTTGAACAACGCAATCACTCGGTCAATGCCCGACTCCACATCAGTGACGATCGGGTCATGCACGTAAACGCCGGCCGCATGCCAGTCCATACGCTGCTGCGACTCGGACTTGCTGCCACCGTGCCACGTCGCCATGTTGACGCCGGCCACGGCGTCGAGCGCATCGGCCGCGTGTTCGTTCGTCGTCTTGCCGCCAGTGAGCGCTTCGGAGTACAGGTAGTAGACGTTCGCCTCAGTGTCGTGCGCCGCCATCAGTCGCGCCGTGTTGACCGCACCGAAGTCAAGACCGCCGTAGCGCGGCCACTCGGGCGGGATGAGGAACGGCCTAACCTTGTGTCCACCGTGGTCGCGGTACTCGTCGATGAAATCGGAGTAGATCATGCCGGCGGGCTTCGAAAACAAGCCCTTATAGAACATCAGGTACTTCCACTCAGGCAGGCGTTCGCCCGCCTTCAGGAACTCGGATTCAGGGAACGCCGGGTTGAGGTTGGATGCGAACTGGATCACATCGATTTCGTCGTCGCCACGTTGCCAGCGATCGTAGATGATGTGCTTGAGCCAACCGAGATTGTAGATTGTCGTGCCACCCAGGACGCGACCCTCATGCAGCGACAGACGTCGCAGGATAGCCTCCCAGGACTCGAGGCGGAAGTCATCCTGTCCAACCTCATCGAGCCACGCTGCTTTCGCTGTGGCCGATTCTAGGGACTCTGGGTTGGTGGCTGAGCCGAAGATCACGCGGGTTGGTTCACCGTTCCAGTCCGGGCCGAAGGTGCGGCGGCTACCGGAGTCGCTGAACTGGAATACCCGGTCTGAGCCGTTCCATGTGCCGAGTCCGAGGTGGTGCTGGAAGATCGTCAGGAACTCGGGGAGCATCTTGAGTTTCAGGAGTGGGAACGTGGACGTGACCGCGAGGTAGTCGCCGGGGCCGCGCCAGGATACCTCACGACGGAGCCAGTGTGGACCGAAGGATGTCTTGCCGCCCTGAGTGCCGGCCAGCATGAAGATAAACCGCTTACGAGACTCCCATGCGCGCCACTGGCCGACGTGTGGATGCAAGCGCATCTCATCGCCAATGACGCTGTAGAGCGGGGGTTGTGCAGTCGCAACCATCACGCCTCCGGTTTCTCGATCGTGACCGTCTGGATGACGATCGCGCCGCCGCCTGGGCCCGTGTGCGTGTTGTCGATGCGTTCGCGGAACTTGTTAGGTTTGCGTCCTTTGAGGAGGAAGATCAGGAGAGTATCGGAGTATTCCTTCACGGTGTCGGTGATGATGCCCTGGTGGGTGATCGGCTTGTCGACACCGTGGACAGCACGCCGAAACGCCTCTTGCTCCATGACATCAGAGCCTTCATCCTCAGCATCGTCCCACGCCTCGGCGAAGGTGGGTTGGAGGGTGCGCCGATGGTAGACGGTGCTACGTGGTAGGTTCGCCGTTCGGCACGCCTGGGAGATCGTGTGACCGTCACGAAGCGCCTCGATGAAGATCCGCTCTTTTTTAGCTGTCCAACTTGTGCTAGACACGAAGACGGCCCTACCGTTACTCGGAGGGCCGCGCGGGCCGCGTTGTCGTTATGTGTAGCGATTCTACATCGTCCGTGGTCAACACGTTCTGGCAACCGCAACGCCTACAACGGATCGACACTAGGCCGACAGGCGACTGGTACTCCAACAGAGTCCGACCGCAGTTCCAGCACAAGAGCGATTGCGTCTTGCGTTCGCTCGTCGCGGCACAGAGGCGGGCGGTCACGTCGCATCACCCCCTGCCGGTGCGGTCACGTCCCCCTGCGCACGGGCGTCGTGGGCTATCGCACTCATCGCATCATGCAGCCGACCCGCCCCGGTAATCCGTGATGGTGGCGGAACGTCACCACGTCCGTCGCTCATCACCATTGACCGTCGCAAGATGTAGCCGACCTCGCAGTTGTGCATCTGTTGATCCCACTGAAAGATGTCCCGCAACGCCGCCACGAGCGCGGATTCACGAAGCATCGCTGCCTGGAGCGCGAGTTCCACGAACGGGTCAGATGCCTCGCGTACGTCCTGCAACGTCTCCCGCACCATTGCCAGTGTCGCCGCATCGAGCCAGACGGTGCGGTTAGTCATGCAAGTCTCCATCCCGCGATGAGGCACCCTGACCACAACACC